TTATACGTTGAGTTCAAACTTTATATCTTCATTACCGTTAAGAAGTTCTTTTGTACGCTCTATATTATTTTTATAAATGTGTACATTAGCAAGATTGAGTGTTATAGACTTTAAAGGGAGATCTATTTGCCGTGACATTAAGTAAAGATGATAAATGTCTGCTGGAAGACCTAAATTAGCATCAGAGCTTCTCTGAAAGGCTGATATTACAAGTTCACCTTCATCTATTTGGAACTGTACAAGGCTAAGACATGGTGCTTGATTAGTTTCTGCACCAGTCTCACCTAAGAACAACACATAATTTTTGCTACTACGCTTTTCACGATTTATCTTCTCTATCAGCGGAGGCAATTTCTCCAGATATGTAGGATAACTATTGACAAGGATTGAACCACAATAATCCCACCAAGCAATACCTGCCTTTCGATACTTTTCAATCTGCCTTTCACCTTGCATGAACAGTTGTAGCTCATCCTTTAACTTCCTACGTGCTATACCGTGAGTTTCGAAGATGTCGAGTAAGTCTGAAGGAGTAAGTGTTAGATGTTCGTTCAATAGATACCTAATTTCCCCTTTCTTGTTACACTGTTGCTTTCCTGTATGAATGATTCTGTCTAAGATCTTGTAGTATTTATTCATCGTTTTATCAGCATTTGAATAGCATTTAACCAGCATTCTTATACAGCATCATATCTGTATATGTTGAGTTATAATTCATGCGAGCATTGAATTCCACCTTAGTACACTTCTCAAATGGATTACCGAGATGCTTATTTCGACCTATCCAGTCACAGAGTTCAAGTATAGACGACTTATTGCTTGTGAAGTAAACAAATGAATGTCCAGCAAGAACTGACAGTACATCAAGGTAATCAGCAAGCTTCCAATACATCTTATAAGTACCAACTTCAGTACTGAGGTAAGGAGGGTCAACCAAAAATACAACATTTGGAGTATCCTTATACTGATTAAAGACTTGTTTATAGTCTGCTGAAACAATTGTTAAACCATCCAAATAGCCATCACAAAGCGGATAATCAGTAGAGCGAATATTGTTATACAACGTCTCCTTGTTCATGTCGTCAATATTCATACAATACTTCATCGAAAATAAGAGAGAAGACGATATAGTGATAAAATCCAAATAACCATAACGATTTTGATGCTTAATTAAGCACTCAAAAATCTGTTTGCGTGCTTCTCCAACAATAGGCTTATGCTTAGGCAACTCACGAACTATCTTTCTAAGCTCTGAGAGTAATTCATTAGTCTGTGACACGTGTTCTAGACGTTGCCTATATCCATCAAAGTCATTATACACGACTTTAGAATGTGGTTTCTCGGACTTTGTAATATGCGACAACAAGCCACTGCCCCCGAATAAATCAACAAATGTTGTTCCGTCTGGGAACTGTTCTAATACCTTCTTAAACTCTTTTGCGAACATCCGCTTCTGACCTACGAAGGGAAGCGGTGCTGAATAATACATTTTCTTTGTCATGATACAAAGGTCGTAAGTTTTCCTTTCACAAACATAAGCGTATATACTGATTACACTGCAAACAAATTGCAGTCTGTTTGAAATCGCTTAATAAGAGCATAAACTTTACGCTCGCTAATAGCATATTTCACAGCAAGAGCTGCCACTATGTAAGACACTTTCTCACGCTTTGACAACATCCGTCTATATTCTGTATATAAATCTATATAGTTTGTGTCATCCAATCTAACTCCAGCAATATGGAGGTTTCTTAATAGTTCCCTGTTAATTTTTACAATCTCAATTATCTTCATATCTAATAAATTTCGTAAATTTGCAAAGCCAATCACTTTTATTATACAATAAAACGCCACAAGAGCGAGCGAGGATATTTGCCCCCGGTCGCGCTCTTGTGGCGTACGTTGTTAAAAGTGATTGGCGTTGCTTACTAACAGGCTGGGGGCCTTTTAACAACCCCCTATTTTACCACAATGAAAGTTGATTGTAATGTAATCTTTTCTGACAGAGCTATCTTAATCAACACCAACAGAGACATTAAATTAAAATCAGTTCTGCCATAGTTCTTATTCTATATTTATATTCATGTCAGGGATATCAACATTGCTAATATCCAGCTGTCTATGAATAATATCGTAAGTTGTTGTGATAGCTTGCTTGTGCAAAGTCAATCCACCTTTTGAAAGGATGAGTTCCCCTATGCCAGGAGTAATATTCTGAACAGTGAAGCGACCCATGTTGTCGGTTAATCCTGTAAATGTCTTTTTACCTATTGTAATGGTAATATTAACATCTGTAAGTGGTTCAGCTCCCCTTGTGACTGTTCCGCTTACTGTATGATTTAACTCATCATATTGCGAGTCATAAACTTCGGGAGAAATTGACTTCATAGCTGCTGCAATGGTCATAGCGATTCTGTAATTACCCAAATTACTCTGATGAAGATGGTCGTTCTCCTTATTCCTTACATATGAGTCATAAGAGCTGAACACAGGATATGCTCCATTAAGAGAAAAGAGGTCAATTATTGGGCATCCCCATAGTCTCGCACCTTCTTTTATCTTTTCTACGATTTGATCAAGGAAGACCCCGTTTGCATTTGAATATAATTCATTTTGACCACTTTTAACAGCGCCATTAACGTATAACCCCTTATGCGTAGGTGTCATTATTATTATTTGCGAGTTAGGAAAACAAACCTTGAGTACTTCAAGCGTCCAATTAACAGCTCCTTCAATGCTTCCTGCACCATTTTTAATTGGCGTGCGTTTTTTTGAGATAAAGGTTGTGTTATTTGTTATTGTCTCAGATGTCTCTGTGAACCATTTACCATTAATCGTCGCACCATGGTCGTAATTATTAACACCACCGAAGATAAAAACAGCATCATAAACAAACCCTTTACTTAACTGATAGTTGTATGCCTTAATCGCCTGCTGTGCGAAGTGTATCCATTCGGTGTTTGAGACACCATACTTCTCGTAAGTCATACCTAACTTGTCACACAAGAACTCGCAATAACGCCCATCTGCTGTTAGTGAGTCGCCGAGGAAAGCTACATGTTTTCCTTGCCATTCATTGTGTAACACACGTGGCTTATTATCACCATCATCTGTCATTTTATCAAGAATGTTAATGACATCTGAAAAAACGAATGACACATTTACACTGTTCTCCTTGCCCCAAATGAGACTCTGTACGCTATTATTTCTGTAACTAAAGTTTAAAGTGTCTATCAGTGTTCCTTGGTAGGCTCGCACAAGATTATTATGCTTGATAACAGCTATCTTTCCAGCAGGCACAACAATATTACATATTAGCGTAGCATCTTCTACTTTGAATTCAGTAATTTCCTTCTCAACTGTAACTGTATTCGCATCTCTATCTGCTGAGCATATCAAAACAGCACTAATACCATTTGCGTCTGTTCCGTCAAAAAATGCTATCTTTGTAAGTCGCACATCTCTATCGAATGTTTTGTTGTAACCAAAAGCAAAGCGGTTCCTTAAAGAGTTTACCTTAGAGGCGTCGTATACGCCAAGTTGCTCTAACTCGTACATTCTGTAAGGAGATATTTTCTCAATGGCATCTTGTACATTGTTTACTCCAAGAATATTTTGATTATCCTTAAACGTTGTATTTGTTGCATCTCTTTTTGCGCCAGCAATAGCAGCAGTTACAGCCTTCTGCGACATCACAGAGGTTTCGCTATCACCTGCTTCTTGCGCAATAGAAAGAGTAGATCCACCACTAACCTTACCCATCAGCAGCCACCCTGGCTTCTGATAAGCATAAATATTTCCATTCTCAGAACTATCAGCATGTGCATCATCATAGATGCTTACCAGCTGACCATAGCGGAGAGCCTTGCCGTTAGTTCCGACTGGGTCTGTGTCAGCCTCCATAGCTGACTTAGACTGATAAACCTTCTTAATGCCAAGTCCATCAGTAGACTGTTCCAATGAAGCTATGTATGCTAATGTATCCTCGTGTAGCTTACCCACCTCTTCAGGTGTGATGCTGTCTACTTGACTTTTCTCTTTGAGTTCTTTTGCTCGCTTGAGTAAACTGTATATTGTATCCATTATTACTTTTTATTTTGGAATGATGAAATATGTGTTAATTGGACAGTTAGCAGGAGATGGAAGACTGGATGTTCCCAAGCTTCCTACGAGTTTTCCTTTCCCCGATAGCACTTGGATGTGAACAACCTGCTCCTGACCATTGTCTGAACTTACTCCTACAACAATAGCACCAGAGACAATAGGTGGTACTGGCACTCGTGTCGTAGGGTATTCGAAGATTACTCCTACACCATCAGTCCATTCTGACTTTTCACTTTGTACATCAACCTTTATAATAGTATAGTCAGATCTCACTTTAGATTGTATTTGTCCTGAATAACCATTCTTCAGTACCCACGGCATATCCTTATATTCTGTTTCAGACAACTTAACAACTATTGATGGAGCTATAAGGTCAAAGAGCGTTTTCAATTCACTGACATTAAAGACACCTTCTGTCTTCTCAAATGTTAAGAAAGCCTCTGCAGTTTCTCTGCAGGCACGTTCCTGTCCATCCTCAAATGTGCGTACATCAGAAGTAGATTTTCTGACACCAACATATAATGGATCATTCCAACTATGAGCAACCAGTGTAGTTTCCTTTATCTCATAAATGATTCCATCAAGCACCAACCAGTTCTTCTTAGTTTGAAATGTAGTAGTCTTATCCCCTTCATTAAGTTTCTTCAACTCTCCTTGGAAACGTTCAAGCAGAAAGGCTGACGTGTTAGCACCAAGAACCTGAAGAAGTGCAGACATCTGATTGGTTGGATTCTCCTGTAATGTTTTGAGGTCATCGATGTAGAGGGGCTGCCCACCCTCACTAAAGAGCATCTTATTCATATTCGTATATTTCTATGCGGAAAGAGCGTCCCGCAGGTTTATAATGATTCAATAGGTTTAATATAGTTGTCAGATTCTGCCCTCCATACTTGTCTTCTGCAGCATTTATTGATGTACATAGGAATGACGGTACATAGACAATGAAAGAAGGCTGCTTAGGGACATCATCATACGCTCTGACATACAGCGGAGGATTACCACTCACATAAACAGGGGTCAGACCTTCACTCTTGAAATGTAAAACAGTCTGTACTCTCTGATCAGCAGAGACGATGTAAATTTGATGCTCTGAAAGAAAGAAGGCATCATTTAGAATCTTCTCTATATACTGAACACCTGCCGTTATGTTTAAGCGATTCAAGACGTGAGAACGGTAACTATAAAATCGGTTATACAAATCCCTTATTCCACGCAGCATCGCTTTGAGTAGTGCTACGAGCACCTTGCTTCTCAATATTGGAGGCAACAGCTGAAAGCCAAGTTTGATGATATCTAACTTATACCACATAGTTCAATGTATTTCTTAAGTTTACAGTAACGAAACTTCCACCAACAGCGGTGTAATTATTACCGCTGATTTCTTTATATATAGTCCCATCTGTGCTGTACTTACAGATATGCAGCTCTACGTCCTGCACGCCTTCCACATTCTGTATCGCATCAACCAATTTCGTCTTGTTGAAAGTGCCTCCATAGATAATCTTTCTGACATAGGCGTTCACAGCATCCTCTACAGCATAACTGGCATCTGCTATTCTTACACCTGTTCTATCAATCACCAATGGGTCGACGTGTATAGTTGCATTGATACTTATTCTATCTGCAGGCAACGAGCGAACAGAGAGTACAACACCAGCTATTTTAACACGATTCAAATACTGTTTGAATGCTGTTAAAACATCTTCTGAAAGAATAGCCGGCTGTCCTCCTGCTTCAGCAGAAGCAAGAATCTCTACGGAAGTTCCTCTATCGCGTACAGCAACATATTTAACAAGTCGCTTCTTCTCGTTTTCCTGTTCGTAGACATATTGTTGTGTCGCCTCATTGAAGACCAAAGCATCACCATACTGAAACTCTTTTGCAATTTTATAGTACCAAGGTACACTTGCTACAACAGCACGACTAATCTTATCGTCTACATCCGCCTTGAACTGGTCGAATATAACCTCCAGAACATGGCTACAGGCAGCAACAATGTAAAACAGGATGTTCTCAATACTGACCGCTGAGAAACTATCATCAAAGGTGTCATTCTCTGATAGTCCGTATCGTTCTCTTACTGTAGCATCTGCCATAAAGGCATTTGTCATTGTTTGTTTTATCTCTGCTATACTACGAGCCATATTTATTTACTTTAATTGAACTGCGGTGCAAATTCACCACCGAACACCCTTAACTTGACATCCGTCATACCCCTCTCTGTTGCTGGAGACACATCATTTGCCTTGCAATACTGTTGTATTAATCGGTTGAAACTTACGTCAGGAAGTTGCAATCTGCTTCCTGCTGCTAACGTTTCAGCCATACCGATACCGTTCGCAGCAGCCAAAGCAGGCAATGCTTCCAGCGAGCCATACTCCTGTATGGCTATATCAGCCAAGGTCTGACCATCTTTTACTTCAACTTCCATCTTATTACGAAATAAAGAGCTAATATCACAAGGACACCGAATGCGATAAAGCCTGTTTCCATTGCACGCTTTTGAATCCAGCTCAAATTCTTTTCCTTGTAAACTATCTTTGGTTTCTCTTTATATTGTTTATGATCCTTATCGTGTATCGTTATGCGGATTGTGTCATGCACTGTTGTAAGACCTTCTACCTTCGCACCTGGCAGACTTTCTAATATGTGTGTGAGGATACCGTTATGTATTCTTGCCGTTGAGCGATACAACGCATTCTCTAAGACAGAGACAGAGTCTTTCGTTACTCGCTCTTGATGATACTCTGGTAACAGCAGTGATACTGGAGCAAGACGTTCCATAACCCTTATAGTATCGTGACTGACAACGCGCAACGTGTCGGTGCTTACACTCTCTACAGGCACATAGACCTTATGAGAGCAAGCAGAGAAAATTACAGCAGTAAGGATAATTGCTAATAATACTTTTAATGTTTTCATATCGTTGTTGTTAGATATTTGCGTATTCAGCCTTTGCATCGAAACAAGGACAGGCCTTAATATATTCGTTAGAGGTAATTCTACCATCGTGGTTCAAGTCTGGAGAAAAATCACGATGTCCCTGAATAACTGCCGTAGGGTACTTATTATGCAATAGCTTCAACAGTGAGCGCAGACTTTGCTTCTGTTCCTCTGTGCGATTGTCGATAGGTTTACCATTAATATCAATACCGCCAATATAAGCGACATTGATAGAAACAGCATTAAAGCCCTTTACGCCATTGCTCACCTTGTCTTCATCAAGCAGCTGGGTAATCTTTCCATCTGGCGACACCACGTAATGGTAGCCGGGGTTAACCCATCCTTTACGCTTGAATTCTTGCTTTAAGCCCTCAATCGTCATAGACTGATGACTTGCAGTGCAGTGTACCGCAATATATTTAACCGTTCTCATTCTTCCTCCTTTCCGTTCTTATCCTTTACAACTCGGTCGATGTAATTTCTCACATCTCCCCATTTACTCTGAATGTAGATACCCACACCGAAGATTGAGCCGGCATAGACCAAAGTCTGCGACACATACCACAGCACGCTGTCTTTAACATCGCCTCCATTAAAGAAGAAACTCAGAAAAGCCATTGCCACACCACTTGCAAGCAGAAATATGGCTGAGCCGTATTGTATCCATTCCTTCGTGTTTCTTTGCATATTGCTTAAGTTTAATATTGTGCATCTATTTCGATGCTTTTGGTTGTTATTTTTATATTAGTCACAGTTTGTCTGTCCATCTCCAGCTGCTCTCTGATGAGCGTTCTCCAATAGATAGGATCATTGTCAAGCAGCATATCACTGATACCACAGCCAGTCATCGGTCGTTCTTTCAACTCTCCCTTATGTAAGTGAAGAATCAAAGCCTGATTCTGATGCAGCGTGTCACCGATAACCAGACCAGAGATAATCTTTCCGTCTGGTCCTCGATGCGGTTGTATAACCACTTCATAGTCTATCAATGTAATACCTTTCATATCAATGTTTGATAGTTACGTCTTCATAATCAGTTTTCTTAAACTCCTGTGCCTTAGTTAGAGGTGGACCAGTTGGACCATGAGTTCCTTGGTGTGTATGGCTATTGACAGCTTTAACCAGTTCATTAAGTTTTTTGGTTAAATCCTCAATATTAACCAGTCCTCCAAGCTTACCTCCATTTATCGTTATAGATTCAACATGATCTACAGCTAAGACGACAAGGCTTGAATAGTCTCCTGACAGACTTCCAATGATGACTGCAGTACCAACTTTTGGAACTATCAGCATCTCTCCACTATCATCTGTTTCAGATGCACGAAGGCGAACATCTGGTACGAGAAGGCTTCCTATTTCCACATCACAAGTACGACCGCTTACGCTCTTAACGATACCTTGTAGTACAGTCATCTCTTGCTGTGGTGCTACACCTCGCAACCTTTCTCTTAATTCCTTATATTGATCCATATCCTTAGCTTAATCTGAATCCAAGTTCTATTTTTCGTTTACCACCGTCTCTACTGAAAGTTGTTGTTACTGCTCTTACAAAGTAGCAGCCATCCTTACGTGGATAATCTGCATCATAAAGCCACGCCATATCGCCAGGAACACATTCAGGTATGAGCCACGTCGTGATACTTCCATCATAGCCATCGAAACTACGACGTTTAACTTCAAGTTCGCCACGAAGTTTCATACTTGCAGCATCAGAAGTAGGACATTTTATTTCTACCTTCTCACCACCAGTAGCTCCGACCTCTATCTCTTTTACTGTTCCGTCAGGAAGAAGAGCTTTAACCACTACACGAACCTTGCGATCAGCAGCTTGTCGATAGGTCAGATTAACCGCCTCCACATTCAGCGCAAAGTTGTAAAAGCGGTTCACCCCGACAACCTCACCTGGGGGATGCACGTGTAAAACACCATTAGAAAGGTATATATCTGCACCACATTCCTCCTGCACCTTCTTAAGCACATCATATCCAGTAGCATTGTGAATGACAAACTTAGCATAGGTCCAGCTGTAAGAGCATTGAATAGAGTAGTTCTTCCCAATTCCCTGCACCACCTTCTTAAGAAGATCAGCAAGTGAAACTTTCTTCAGTACTTCGTTTTTGAGTTCCTTACGAAAGGTGTACAGATCATCCTCACAAGTCAGCTTAATATTGCCACCATCTGTACTGATTTGTTGCAGCCAGCCAGTGAACTCCTCCTTTAAGCCTTCCTCCTTATACCCAAAGCGAATAATAACCTTATCACCTCTGTGAAGTTTATCTTCAACATCCAAGGCTACATTATACTGCGCACCTGGTAATGTTATAGTTGCCGTATCAGCAAGTAGTTCGACACTTCGATGCACCTCAACACTGTCAAGCATTCCAACGTGCCAGCCTCCTATCTCTATGTCGTAAGCCATTGTGTACATAAGCCTATCGTTTTAAGTCCTGCTGATTTAAGAGAAGTTTATATATGTCATCACTATATGCCTTTAGCGAATAGTTCTGATTAGAAGAGCCACTTGTGAAAGGAATCTCCCAGCTTTCAATGACAAGATGTGATATACCGAATATTTCCAGCAAAGGGTTTAACGCTGTCACTCGTCCAGCTTCACAGAATGAGCGTAAACGGCTTACGTCTTCCTCAGGATATTTACCATTTTCACCGATAAGGATACCTTCTATACTGATAGTATAATCATCTTGTGACCACCGCTCCTTAATGCTTCCTTTTACAGCACCTTTGTTAACGTGTCGCCGCACAATGATATTCTGACCTTGCAGACTAATCATTGGCTCAATCGGCAACAACCACTCCTTCGCACCACTTTCTTCAAGACGTAGACGAAGGGGAAGTTGCATAGGTATACCAAGTGCATTAGTGCGAACAGTATCTTCCAACTCCTCATCACTCATTGACTTGATTTCATTATATTCCTCTTCGTCCACCTCTCTAAGCTTATTCACATTGAACAGCCAATAAGGTGGAATCTTGTTGCCTGTGACTCTCAGAGCAACGTTTTCGAGTGCAAATCTTGCTACCTTGTTCATCTGTCTGTACTTGCTGCTATAGCTAACGCTCGGTTCATACTTTGCAGAATAGTTCGCTCAAGTTCCGCAGTGTCAGTCTTATCGTTCATATAAACATTGATATTATCGAAGAATTTTCCGATGTGCATAGTGATGGAAGTGTTGCGAGTGCCACCAGTAGCAAGTTCCTCGGCTGACTTGCGACCACCTTTCTTACCACCCTTTTTACCTTTCTTTCCCTTCTTGCCTTTGCTTTCACCTTCTCCAAAAACGACAGCACCTGTGCTACCACTTAATCCAGGGGTACTTATCTTATTCTCTTTCTTAGCAGAAGATGTCTTTTTGTCCTTCTGCTGTTCTTGTCGAAGGTGTGTCTGAAAATTCCCTCCAACACCACTCACAAGCTGTTTGGTTCCATTGATAGCCTTGGCAGTACTCTCAACTCCAGACAACTTCTTAAATCCTTCCATCGCAGAGGCTGCTGCTCCTTGAAAGTCTCCAGAGAATAGTTTCTTTAAGGCTTCACCAAGCTTGCCAAGTCCTGCAAGCATCTCGTTGAAGCGATTGATGATATAGTCTTTGATGATATTACCAAACCCCTTTAATGTATCCCACATTGTCAGAATAAAAGCACGAAATCCAGCAAACTTATTCCAACAATAGACAACTGCTGCGACTAAAGCAGCGATACCTATGATAATAAGTCCGATAGGGTTTGCGTCCATCGCAGCATTGAGCAACCATTGAACGCCAGTCCATATCCTCGTTACAGTTGTCACAACACCGATAGCAGCTGCATAAGCTGACATCGCTATTGCCTGTGCATTAAAGACTATTGCAGCAACACCAATGACAGACGACAGAGCCAATATCTCCATCTTAAACCGTGATACAAATCCTATAACACTCTCTATCACATTGATAACTTTTGCTATTGCTTCAGCAATAACAGGAACTATACCTATAAAGAGATCAAGAGCTTGAGATACGTAAGGTTGAATCTTGTTATAAATATCAACGGCTAATTGAATAAACGTGTCTTGTAGCGTAGCAAATTTACCTGCGACTGTCTGAGACTGCTTATCCATCATACTGAAAAACTTTCCACCTTCTCCAGAAGCGTGTTGAATTGCCTGCACAACATTTTCAAAGGTGATTTGCCCCTTCGACATTCTATCTTGTAACTTTGCATAAGATTCACCTGTCATCTTTGCAAGTTCCTGAAGCGGATTAAATCCAGCATTGATAAACTGCAGGTTATCCTGTCCAGCTAACTTACCAGCTGCTGACACCTGACCAAGCACTAATGATAAACTTTGCAGAGCTTGCTTATTTCCTCCAGAGATATCTCCTAACTGTTTAAGAAGTGGTAGAACTTTTCCTGTCTCCACTCCGAAGTTAAGCATAGTCTTCGCATTCTCAGTCAAGTCTAACTTACCAAAAGGTGATTCAGCTGCAAACCTGGCAATTTCAGAAAGCATTCCCTTAGCTTTTGTCTCACTTCCTACTAAGGTTGTAAAGGCAACGGCTGTTTGTTCTGCTTCTGCACCTATCTTAGTAATAGCACCAACAGCACCAGCAACAAGGGCATAAGGGTTGGTAAGGAGTTCCATTCCAGGAATGGACATCAGCGAACTCTTGAGTGTCGAAAAAGAAAAAGCCTCACGCAGGCGTGCACCTGTAGTACGTGCCTTACGTGATATATCGTCCAGCTGAGTGGATGTCTGACGAGCAACCGTCAGAACATTACCACTATCTGCTTGTAGTTTGATTAAAAACTTAAGTACGCTGTCCATTAGAGTCTTTTTCTATTTTTCTAATCTCTTTGAGTGCGCTGAGTGTTGATGCCCATTTCTCGTCTGGCAGGAGTTCAGGGTCAATGCTTAGATAGTAGCGCAGCATTGTATCTATGAAGATAATATCCTGGGCGTTGTCAAAGTCATCAACCCCGGCCTCCTCTAAAGTTTTTTTATCTCAGCCTCCTTTACCTTCAAGACCTCATCCATCTTGGCAACTACTGCCATGAAGAGTTCATCATCGGTTTTGATTTCCTCATCACCAGCAACCCAGAGTTGCTTCAACATGACTTCGCTCATCTTGATAGGGTCTTTGATTACGCTGGCATAGCTCAGGTCTTGACGTGTAGGCTTATGCAACACACAAGACTTGCCCTCTACGCTGATTTCAAACAAATCACCGTGTGTGGCTTTCCACTTATTGATATCTTCTTTTGAATAATTCATATCTTCGATATTTGATTGTTAATAACTCTTCTGGTCAATGTAGATGAATGGTAGAGACTTTTCTTGGAACTTGTCACCTTGCTTCCATTCTGTCTGATCTTCCGTCAACTCCACACCTTTGAGAATGTCTGTTGTGATAGGATCACCGTTTTCAGGATTTCCGTAAGCCACAACGATATCAAAGCTCATATTGAGGAGATTGCCTAAAGCAGCACTCTTCAAAGCTTGGTACTCACTCTGCAGTAATGTCAGTTCACCACTGTAATCTATATTGCCATGCTGAATACCGTGAGGCTTGTTGCCCTTAGCATACAGCAGTTCCTTCTCTTGCTTCGAGCCATATTTCACGCCTCGAATTCCAGTTACAGGTCTACCTGCAACAACTACGGTCACATCTGACCAGCCGTATTCTTTAGTATTTACCATGTCTATACTGTTGTTACTTGGAAACCAAGGTTGACATCAACATAGCGTGCATAACCGAATGGACGGACCTTCAATGTCATTTCAACCTTTGAAGTCGCAACCACATTCTGTTTTGGATCTATGTAACAAGAACAACCTTCGCCGTTATTACCGGCACTCAACTCTCCAGCAGCGGTCATAGAACGATTAATAGCGTTCTCTACTGTCTGCTGCCAGCTTGTAATAACCCCTGTCTGCATTGTGCCGTCAGAATTGATTTCCAACTCATCCAGCATCATATCCAACAGAGTGTTATAGGCAATACGATAAGCCTTATCAATGACACGACGGTTTGACAGATGAGCATAATCATCAGTCTCGACACAAGCCAATCGGTCGTCAGCAAAGAAGTAACCACTGCGCCCAACATACTTTCGTGCCGTGATATAACCCTTATCATGGATAGAAGAGATAACTTCACTATCCTCTTCTACCTTCTTTTTGCCTACATAGAGCAGAGTTGTTTTCAATGCTCCATTCTTGACACGACCAATATTACGCTGTACAGGAAGGCTTGCTAAGCGACCTGCTAAAGTTCCAACGCATGCACCCTGTGAGTCAGCTTCCGTGTCACCCAACAGAACACCGACACGATTGTAGGTTTCGTTGCTAAGGTCTTTCAGCGTTGTACCTGTATAACCACGTCCTTCCAAGATAAAGAACAATGGAGCATACAGGTCTGTTGTTGACCATTCAGCCATTTGTTGTGCCTTTGCTAATGCGGTGAACACGTCTGCATCCAAGCCATCTGTAGCAGATACTTTTGTTGCATTGTCACGTGCTACGAAGACACCACGCAATACACCATTCTGACTAACAATAAGCTTCTTTACTGCTCCAGTCTGGCGGTCGCAGAGTTCCGTCATACTCTTAGCCTTGTCAACTCCAAAGATTACCAGCTTTGTACCATTCTCCGCTTCAGTGTAGAAGTCTGAGATATGCTTGTAAAGTCTGGCGTTATTAGCTGCAGTGATACCGAGTGCCGTCAGACTGTCCATACTCTGAATAGTGTAAGCACGTTCCAGAGCGAACGAGTCATTGACAGCAGTCGCACTACATACCAAGGCGAACAGGCCGTCGGGACTTTCCCCGACGGTGCCCAGTAGGCCATTCATGTATCTGATTCTAATTCTCGGTAACATGACTCAAAAGTTAAGCGGTTAAAGATTCTGCGAGAAGGTAGACACCCTTCTTGTCGTAGCGACGAACGCAACCACCGGTACGGAGCAAGAAAGAGTAGATATCACCATAGTACAGTGGATTATCAGTTGAGTCAAACATCTTGACTTCACCCATAGCACGACTGACAGAATTCTCGTGCCAAGCAAGAGCAGCTGCAAGTTCATCTGCGGCACCTTGGTTATCCCAGCCAAGAACCTTCTTTGTGCCGTTATTAAGGCGAAGAACTCGACTTCTCTTCATGATGTTGAAGCCATAGAGATTTCCAAGGATACCCTTCTGCTGGTCAGCAGAGTTAAGGAACATAAACTGGTCCTTTTCTGCAAGGTCTGCTAACAAGTCAGCATACATAAACGCGTCAAGCAAGAGGTAACGTCCCTGCTCTGGAACATTGTCTGCATCCATAGCAGTCATAAGCTTACGAACATCTGCCTTACAGATAGACTTACGCATACCTGTAGCAACAGACGATGTATGAGCTGTGGTTTTGCTTGTACCTGACGTACTGATGATGTTTTTAGTATCGACACCCTGACCCCAACGATCAAGCAAATTGAGATGAGCAGCCTCCTGCAACTGAGCGCGGTCATTGCTCAAGATAGAGTTACGCTTGTTATAGCTAAGCTCTACCATGTCGATATTTGGAATGTACACTGGGTCAGTTGTCAGCTCGTCCATATCGTACTCAAGATCGTTGTCAGTACGTTGCTTGCTTGTAGCAGGCTTCTGAGTGCGGTTTCTCTCTACGTTTGAAGGAGCACCAGCGTTAGGAATGTGTACCTTGTGATTCTCAACAAACACTGAGTCGTCAACACTCTTAGAAGCAAAGGAATTGTCAGGATAGAAGTTCTCAACAATGTCTGACTGCCAGATTTCTTTGTTTAATGCCATAGTTTCTTATCTTTTAAATTTGTATTGTATTTCTTACTCGCGGTAGTCTACACCGAACTTCTCCTTGAACTTGGCTGCAAAAAGGTCCTTGTTCTGACTCTTCAAGTCACCAAGACGTCCTGCTTTGTCAAGTTCGTCCCAAGTTTTGTTGGTGAAACTGTCACCACCAGTACCATCAGGATTGATGTACGAAGCAGCACGAGGCTTAGGCATCTGCTTGAGGCTGTTCAAGAGTTCTTCTGTAGTAGTACGGTCTGCAGCCATAAGCTTAACATAGTGTGCCTTCTGTTCTGCGGTAATACGACCTTCGCTAATCGCCTGATCAATGATAGCCTCCTGTTCCTTTGCTTCAGATAACTGAAGTTGCTGTTTGTACTCAGCATTGGCTGTTTCAAGTGCATCTACCTTAGTAGCCTTGTTTGCCAACTCTCTGACTTTGTTCACAATTGCAGCCTCATCATTGATATTGCTAAATGATGGGATGCTCTTTAATTGGTCTATTAATGCCATGTTTTGATAGTTTTTTGGTTGATTAGTCAACCTGTTATTGAAATATTGATATATCTCTTCATGAGTTTTAGGTGCTGGTTCTCCATCATCCTGCATATCATACACCCCATCTGCAAGTTTCATCTCAACAGCTTCTTGTGCACTTATCCAGTGGTCAACCTCGTCAAAAAACTTTGCTAACACATCTTCTGTACTCATTCCACAGCGTGCAGCAATCATACCTGCAAGGTTATGTTCCAGTTCCTCCATTACTGTAGCCATTCTGCGCAGGTCTGAAGCATTGCCACACGTACCTCCACTTACGCTATGCAGCATGAGCTTAGCGTACGGACTCATGTAGAGTGGTTTACCACAGAGGGCAATAATAGCGGCAATGCTGGCAGCAACGCCATCAACATATATATTAATGTCTGCCGTTGAAGTGCGAAGAGCATTGTATATGGCTATTCCGCTAAAAACATCACCACCATTGCTATTGATGCGTACATCAATCTTGTCATACTGACTTTGCAAGGCAAGTAGTTCACTGACCACTCGTCCGCTGTCTACAGGCTGACCATTACCGACCTCTCCATATAAGAGGATAGCTACAGTTCCATTACCAGGTATAATGTTGAAAAAGTTTGAACTCATTATTTCAATTTTTGATGCAAATATCATGTTTTTTCTGGGAGTGACAAAATCGTAAATTCATAGCGCAAACAGCTGATTTTATGGTGCAAACAGACAATGCTGTTATAAATAATGGATTTCAAAAAGTCCATAAAATATAAGATATTTGCAAAAGATTTAGGCAATATGACAAAGACGAATATAGACAAAAAAGGCATTGCAAAGTCTCTCTACATGGAGGGAAGTTGCACACAAGAGGAGATAGCTGCAAAAGTAGGAACTACAAGGCAAACAGTCTCTCGCTGGGTGCGAGAAGGAGGTTGGGAGGAACTTAAAGCTTCATTTACGATTACACCTGACCAGATTATAGCACAGTTCCAGAGACAGATTATTGAAATCAACAACAATATTCAAAATCGTGAAGAAGGTAAGAGGTTTGCTACAGCACAGGAGGCCGACGCTCTTGCTAAGCTCGCTGGTGCTGTCAAGAAGTTAGAAAGTGATATTGGTGTTGCAGACTGCATCAGTGTTGCTATGCGCTTTCTGTCTTGGCTACGTCCTCTTGATATCGATGCAGCTAAGCAGTTTAACAACCTCTTTGATGCGTTTATCAAGGATCAAATGGCAAAGGCAAAATGACACAGGAAGAAAGAATTGCATTAAGGAACTGGGAAGAGTTTCATAAATCATTCACCTCTGATATGCCTGTAGAGAATGGGCTGTCAAGACGTGATATTGAACGTAGACGAAAGGAACTGGAACAAGACCCCGTTAAGTGGATTCAGTATTTCTTTCCTAAGTATGCTAAATATGAATTCGCACCTTTCCACGTGCGTGCAATTCGTCGTATTATAGAACACGATGAATGGTACGAAGTTCTTTCGTGGAGTCGCGAACTTGCAAAGTCTACTGTGTCAATGTTTGTCTTGATGTATCTGGCACTCACTGGGCGTAAGAAGTTCATTGTGTTAGCTTCGGCAACTATAACTTCAGCAACACGTTTACTTACACCTTTCAGACTTAATTTTGAGAACAACCCACGTATTAAGCAATTTTATGGCATTCAACAGCTTGTAGGGCAATGGACGGAAACAGACTTCACATGTCGCTGTGGTGCTAAGTTCGTTGCACTTGGTGCTGGTAGTGCTCCTCGTGGTGCAAGAAATGAAGCTGTTCGCCCTGATGTCATCTATCTTGATGACTATGACACTGATGAGGACTGCCGTAACCCAGAAACTCTTAAAAAGAAGTGGGATTGGTTTGAAGGTGCACTCTATCCAACACGTTCTATCTCTGAGCCGACCCTGATACTTTGGTGTGGTAATATCATTGCAAAAGACTGTTGTATTGCACGTGCTGGAGCAATAGCAAAAAACTGGGATATTGTAAACATCCGCGATAAGAGTGGAAAATCTACTTGGCCTGCAAAAAACACAGAGGAGCAGATTAATACAGTTCTTGCTGGTATATCTGCAAGAGCTGTACAAGCAGAGTACTTCAATAATCCTGTTTCAGAAGGTAAGATCTTCCGTAATCTTCCATTTGGAAAGGTTCCTGCTTTGTCTAAATTTAAGTTCCTTATTGGATATGGTGACCCTGCGTATTCTGACAGTAAAAAGAAAGCGTCGTCAACAAAGTCTCTTTGGCTTATTGGCAAGTACAAAGGTGTCTACTACATTATCAAAGGTTTTTTAGGTCACGAGACAAACGCAAATTTCATTGGTTGGTACTTTGAGCTTGCCAAGTATGTAGGGGGCAAGGCTACGGTTTATTGGTATATAGAGAACAATAAACTACAAGACCCATTCTACGAACAGGTCTTCAAACCACTTCTACGTGAGGAACAGCAGCGTCGTAATACAAGTCTCTTTATTCGTGGCGACAGTCGAAAGAAAGCAGACAAAGCGACACGTATCGAAGCCAACCTTGAACCAATTGACCGTAATTGTCAATGGGTATTCAACGAAGAAGAAAAAGACAATCCTATGATGCAGGAGCTTATCAACCAATGCAAACTCTTTGAACTTAACTTGCCATACCCTGCTGATGGACCTGACTCTCTTGAAGGTGGAATTACAATGTTAGATGAGAAGATGGCAGAGGTTGAGCCAACTATAACTATAAGTTTTCAGACAATGGATGAACAAAATCCTTATAAGATGTGATTATGAATAACTTTATCAATATAGAAGACTACGATGCAAGTATTCACCGCGAGATACTTGATGCGCTGCTGCGTAAAGAAAGTCCAACTTATGATCCTCAGATAGTTGAGATATGCGAGGATAGAGCGGTAAGTGAAATGCGAGGATATCTGAACAAGATTTATGATTGTAACGCTATCTTTTCCGCAAGAGGGGAAGACAGGCACCCTCTCATTCTTATGTTTGCACTTGATATAGCTATCTATCACATCTTTACACAACACAACCCTTATAAGATTGCGAAGATACGCCAGGACAGATATGAGCGTGCTATAGAATGGTTGAAAGGTGTAATGGGAGGAGACGTAACGATTGACGGGGCTCCATTGATGCCTGAAGATAAACTTAAAAATAATAGTCGTTGGCAGATACAAGCTGACGGCTTAAGACCAACATTGCTATGAACAGAAAGAAGAAAAATAGCCCTAAGCAAGGCAAAATAATTCAAGGTGGAATGCTCGTTCCACAAGGAATGAGACAGCCAGACATCGTTCTGCAGATGCCTGAGATATTCATGTTTGACATGAATGCGTATATGCAATCTGTTAAGGCTGCAAAGGGAATAGACTTCTCCAATAGAGCACGTCTGTACGATATGTATGACAGTGCTTCTCTTGACCTTCACCTGTCTGGAGTCATTGCAAAACGTATGCGAGGTGTTACGAAGATTCCTATTGAGTTTAGACGGAATGGTGTACCTGATGATGCAATCAACAATCAGATAAAATCACCCTGGTTCAAACAGCTGAGGAAAGACCTTGTAATGTCAGAGTTCTGGGGTTTCACACTTGTACAGTTCTATCTCAATGATGAAGGTAATATCCGTTATGACCTTATTAATCGCAAGCACTATGATCCTATACATCGTAAGCTGCTCAAGTATCAAGGTTCAATGGATGGCGTGCCTATTGATGACTTCCCTGATATGCTTTTCGTTGGTAGCGAACGTGACCTTGGTATTTATGCAGAGCTGCTGCCTGCTGTACTCTACAAGCGTGGAGATATGTCAGACTGGGCACAGTTCTGTAATATCTTCGGTATGCCTATTCGTGAGTACACTTACGATGCAGGAGATGAGGAAGCACGCCGTCGTGTCATTGCTGATGCACGTCGACAGGGTGCAAACGCAGCATACATCCATCCAAAAGAAAGCGAACTGAAACTTGTAGAGGCTGGTAATAAAACTGGTTCCAGCGACCTTTATAGAACTTTTGCTGAGTACTGGGACTCAAAGATGTCTATACGTGTGCTGGGAAACACGCTCACCACAGACGCTAAGTCAACAGGAACGCAGGCGCTCGGTTCTGTACACAAGGAGGAAGAGGACGAGATGAACTCTGACGATCGTGATTTCATTCTTGATATTCTCAATTATGATATGCGACCTATTTTCGCCTCACTTGGCTTCAATGTGGAAGGTGGCGAGTTCGTCTATGCAAAAAAAGACAAGATTAACCCAGCTCAACAGATAGACATCGTTCAGAAACTCTCGTCAATGGGTCTTCCGATTGATGACGACTATCTCTATGAAACGTTCTGCGTTGCTAAGCCTGATAACTACAATCAGCTGAAAGAGGAGAAGGAGGCTGCAAAGGCTGCATTCAGAGAGCAACTCGGTATGCAAGGTAATGATGATGGCAAAAAGAAGCAAGACAAAAACACTGATAAAACAGCGTTCAAACAGCATTTGAGAAGTTTTTTCGGACTCGCCCCAGACAAAGGGGCGCACTTCTGATTGATACGCTCTATTATGGTGAACATTGCTCTTGCTCTGGTCATAGTCATTTCCACAACGAAAGCCCAGCTATCTCATTTAATGTTGTGCAGGCTTTTCTACAAAGAATCCATAACAAGCCTGAATTAGCTGAAGGCATTGATCCTGGATTATGGTCGGCTGTCGTTAAAGTTATCAACGAGGCGACTGTGGAGGGACTTTCACAGAGCAATGCTGCAAGTACACATGATGAGGAGTTTTATCGCGCCCTGCGCCATTCTAATGAGGTTTTCGCTGCATTCAAAGTACATTCATTGGCTGGAGAGATCGCAAATAAATTGCTGGACAGTGACGGTAAACTGAAACCCTTCCGTCAATGGGCTGACGATGTAAAGGGAATTACATCACATTACGTCGGTGCGTGGCTTCGTACGGAGTATGACACTGCTGTTATCCGTGCACACAACGCAGCAGACTGGCGTGACTTTGAACGTAACAAGGATATCCTGCCTAACTTGCGATGGATGCCAACAACATCACCAAGCCCTGAAGGGAGTCATCGCAACTATTGGACAGCAAAACTTACCCTGCCTATTGATGATCCTTTCTGGAACGATCATCACCCCGGCGACCGATGGAACTGTAAGTGTTCCCTTGAAGCTACTGACGAGCCTGTAAATCGTCCTTCTGATATGAACACCCCTCTGCCACAAAAAGGACTTGAAAACAACCCTGGTAAAGATGGACATACATTCAACGACACTCATCCGTATTTCCCTGATAAGTGTAGTCAATGTTCTTTTTATAAGCCTGGCATAAAAGGGCGGATTACGACCCTCTTCATGAATAGGAAGAAGGATTGTTATAATTGTCCTTATGTAGATGCTGCCATTCCATCTGAACAAAGAGAACAGAGACGAAATGAATATCTTGAATATAAAGATAACCCTTTATATAAAGATGTGGAGTTTGATGCCAAGAGTTCTGGACTTAAAGCGACACATGTTGAACATAGCTTTGATAAGAAAAAAGGATGGTATGAGACAACTGTTCAAGAGATTGGCTTTCAGAATGGGCATAAAGTAGTTTTGGAAAAGGAGGATCATACTGTATTATTTAAGAAGAATACAGAAGGAACTTGGGATAATATGTTGTTTGAAATTGCTGGTGCAGAAACGGGTACTTCAAATAACATTAGACAAGCTTTGAAACATTGTGCATCGAAGCCTAATACAGAAGTCGCAGTATTGCTATTCCCAAATGATAATTTTAATTATTCCATCTTTGAAGAAGGATATAATAAATTTTATGGACTGAGAGGAACTTCACAATATCGAAAGTTTAAAGTGATATATTGTCTCAATAATAAGGGAATATTGCTAACAAAAAAACCAGAGTAAACACTCTGGCTGGAATGGAGGACGTGTCCTAATAGGGATTAAACGCTCCCTCCACACCACAAATGTAGATATTTATTTTCATTCCACAAAATAAAAAACGAGGAAAATTATATTATGGATGCAAAAGAAATAGAAAGGCGTATCTCACGTGTCAAAGACGAGATACAAAAGGAGGTGACGGATAGACTTCCTCGAAAGGTCGGTGTCGTGGCTGCAAACCACTTCAAGCAGAACTTCCGAGATGGTGGCTTCACGGATGGAGGAGTTCACCAATGGAAACGTACGAAGCGACAGGACGGCAATACGACGGATGCAAAATACTCTCCTCTTACCTCTCGACGCAACCATCTTATGCGTTCAATACAGAGTGAAACATCAGCTGGGCAAGTTACAATATCCAATCCTGTGCCTTACGCAGCTGTTCACAATGAAGGCGGTACCATCAATACGCATCCAACTATTACAAAACGTATGCGGCGTATGGCGTGGGCTAAGGTGTATGCACTATCAGGCGTGAAAGGCAAAGGGAAACTTCCAAAAGACTTACCTTCTGGAGCAAAGATGTGGAAGGCTCTCGCACTCACGAAAAAGACAAAGCTTAATATCACAGCACGCATTCCACGACGTCAGTTCATTGGTGATAGCCGTGAGCTGACAGCAAAGATTAACAAGATGCTTGATGAGAGCATAGAGAAAATTAAAGAACTTGTAAGTAGAACATAAATATGGAACAGACACTCTGCCAACTGATAGACTTTCTTAAAGAGAAAATGCCGTCGCTTTCAGTAATTGACGAAGACTACGGACAACTTGAAAATATAGAGGACGAGGATACTGATATGTACCCACTGACGTTCCCTGCAGTACTCATAGAAGAAGTGCAGACTGAATGGAGCGATATAGGACAGCTTGCACAGAAAGGAACTTGTAGGCTTCGCATCCGTCTCATCGTAGACTGCTATGATGATACGCACGCTACGAGTGGAACCACACAGGCTGTCAGAGAGCGTAATGAAATGCGCCACCAATTGCACCAGCTATTACAGGGAACATGTCTTGGCACTGATGCTCCTTTGATACGCAAGTCTTCCAAGTTCTTTACTTGGAAGCACGGAATAAAAGTGTATGAAATGATGTACGAGTGTACGGTGTCAGAAATGGTTAAGGAAACAAGGATGGTTCAGAAACCTTCTTTGCGCGTGAAGATTGGGGTGAAGGTGTAACACGAAAGCCTGTGAAGAGCGGTGCTTTCATCTGCTTGCCATCTACTGTTTCGCCACGTTTAATCATATCACGAATGATATGCAGCACACGGCTTTCAGACAGATAAAACTCTTCATTGGAAAGTATGCGGATAGTATCATCGAAACGGAGGCGTCGTTCCTCTGTCCAGTAGAAGTAACGCTCAAATAACCTTCTGTTGCGTGCTTCTATCAGTTTACTATCTCTTCCTTTACTCATATCTGCAAAATTAACAAATAATCGTCTTATTTGCAAGTCTTTACACCTTTTTATCTGCTTATTACAAATAAAAACCGCCCAAATGTGTGTTCGTACACACTAATGGACGGTTTTATTCTTAAACAGGAGTTAGTTAATGATTTTTGTCTGTTACAACCTACAGAAGCTTGGTTCTACGCGTTCCCAAACATTGGTCTTCGGATTCTTCTGATAGAAGTAGTAGTTGATAGCGTTCTTCTGAACCACATTCGCCTCCTTGAAAAGCGTCATAATCTCTGAATACTCACTATCGAACTTATCCTCCAACTCATACAGCTTAGAGATGCTCTTGTAGTCGAGGTCGCCAGCCTTATTGCGTTCAAGCAGCGTCATTGCCATCTGATACATTGGATCGTCCGAACCTTTCTCGCTTTGCTTCATATAACGCTTGAGATAGTCGATTAGACGCTCTGCAGCAAGGTCGGCACGCTCATCGAAGCCTTTCACCTTATTGCTTGAGATTTCAAGGCGAAAATCGCCGTCAGTAATCGTGTAGCTTCGCTGGTCGTTCTTGCGAACCTGACCATAATCACGCATCACACTTACGAAGCTTTCAACTTCACCCTGTAGCCAGTCGTGGAAGCCACGCACATCAGTCACGATACGTGTTAAGCGTTGCCACACATCGTGCATCATCTCAGCACGTAGCCCCTCGTAGGTCTCACGGCGTTCAATGCGACTCTGCTTTTCTTCGTTCTGCAACTCGGCAAGTAGCTTAGCACGCTCTTCTTTACTTAGATTCTTAATGTTTACCATATTAATCTGTTTTTTGTTTACGGATGATCATTCTTATTTTTGTATTTAAAGCATTGAGATCATCCACTGTCAATGCTCTAAAAGATTTACCTGCTATTCGTGGGTCTTTACAAAAGGCATCCACACGGTTCCAGTCTGTCGTATCTATGCCGTATATCTGCAACTGGTGAAGTACTCCGCTACGTGCCTTGCGTAGGATATCATACTGCTTACGTCTTCGCTCGTCATATCCTGTAATATCCTCCATCTGTCTACACATAGCATCATACTCTTTATCTAACATCTGATGAAGGTGTACTGTTCTGTTTTGTGTGAACTGATAGACCAGCGTTTCCTTGTCAGCACCAGGCATCTTCTTTAACAGGGTATAAAACCTTGCGTAGTTCCTGTTCGCTCCCATAGCTTTTCCTCCTTCCAATCTTTATATGCTTTACGACCAGAAGCAACAGCCTCTGTAAGATCATCACTAAGGTCACTCTGACCGAACAATGGTATGCCGTGCACACTCACATATAGCTCACCATTAAATTCCATTACTTGTACGGCTTCACGTGCCTCTGCATCGAGGCGTGCCTGTCGTTTGTTCTGCATTCTGTCGGCACGTTCCTCATGCCATGTTTGCAATCTCTTCTTGAGTTTGTCTAAAAATGTTGCCATAATCTTTTTTGTTTTAGTTGACAAGTTTACGGGTTTACAAGTTGACATGTTAATCGTACAGATAACTTGTTTACTCATTCACTCGTCTACTCGTTTACTTACTGATATAATATATTTGAATAGTCTTTTTATTTCGTTTAATGTGTAACTCTGTCTGACCACCCTCTATCATAAGGTAGGACGTAATTCTACTTCTTACCGTTATGTCTCTACGATCATAGAGTTTATAGATAAACCAATCAACAAAGTCTTTCAACTCCCTCCATCCTTTCTCGCTGTTTTCTATTCCTCGCAAAGAGTAGCCTTGATTGATAGCTCTTTGCAGTTTTAACAGCCATTCAGGCTTATCGGTTGGTGTTATCGAATGTGATAGTAACCTTTCCATAGTTGTTTATTCTGAAGCCTTCCACTCAACTCTAATTACTGCATCAAGCTTACCACTGCCTCTACAGATTGGGCACTCTTTCTTATACCGCTCTTGCCAATCATCCTCCAGCCAGCGATATCCGTTCCCTTGACAGTAGGGGCAAATGTGCCCTTGACTCTCGACTTGGTCTGTCATCCTACCACCTGGACTCATCAATCCGGGACTAATCTCAATAAATCGTTTCTCCTTACTCATAGTTTTATTGTAACTCTAATTGAACATTAAAATGATACTCCCTGCACAGCCTTTTCACCTGTACTACATCGAACGGCTCTCTGTCAAAAGCGAAGAAGATTGTGCGTTCTCGTGTAAGTACTCTCACTCCTTTCTTCCGTAGCTTGTACAACAGGTTGTCTCGCTTGCTTGCCATAGCTT